GTTGACCATTATCAAAATCATAACGATCAAAAATATCAACAGTGTATGTTCCAGATGGTGAAGCAAAAGAACCAGTATCCATGTAAATAGATTTGATTCTCAATACGTCTGCTTTACCAAGAGATAGAATTGCTTTAGTTGTAGCAGCTTGTGTTGTATATGTTTGAGTAACAGTTTGTAGTGTCTTTGTTTTCTCACCGCCATCAGAACCAATCTTCTTAATTGTGGCCATGACAATAAAGTTAGTTGATGCGTATGAAGATGGTAATGTGAAGGTAATAGATGAAGAACCACCAGCACTAATAGAATTTGGTAGAACAACTGTACCACCAGAAGTAGCATCATACCATACAACGATGTAATTGTCAGTCTCAGTAGAATCTGCAAATACACCAGCAGTTGTGTTAATAGTTAGCGTACATACACCACCAGAAATTGATGTTGAGGTTCCACTTAAATATTGCATTCCATAATAGATAATCTGTTTTGCTGATGTAGCATCACGTACAGATTTAATAGCATAGTTTGGAAGCGGATAAATCAGTTTATTGTTTTGTGGCTCTTGGATTTTAGTTGATATCAAGTAAATAATATCGCCATCAGCAGTGACTGAAGAATCTACTACAATAGTTCCATTATTTGTAATAGTTGTAACTCTACGAACATTCGTAGAAGTATTTGGACCGATGCGAATATAATCACCAACCTTAAGTGCTGGACTAGCTGAAGTTCCACCCTGCCATGCTGAACCAATACCAATTAAAGTAGTTGAAGCACCCTTAGTTGGGTATGAAGAATAAGTTGTTGCAGAACCGACCAACTGAGTAACAAGTGAATTTATATCAGCAGTAAAGTTTAAATTAGTATCAGAACGGCTATAGTATAATGATTTTACATCTCTATTGAAATCATATCCACTTGACATTGTTACGTCAAATAGGTAAAGTTTATAAACAGCACTTGTAGTACCCAGTGTGCCACTATCCCATTCAATACCACGAACACGTGCAGTACCAACTGCAGTTGCACCACTTGGAGCAACTCCAACAGAAGAAGTGAATCTGTTATAAAGGGTAATTGTTGGCATACCACTTGTTGAATCAAATGGCGGCAACGAATTTGTATTTGCAATGTATACAAAGTTACCCATTGGAGCAGTTAAATATGTACTGCTAGTTTGCACAAAATCACGTGCCTTTGGAACAGTAACATATTCAGTTGCGATCTTTTCGATCTCATAACCCTGAACATATGCTTTACCTGGTTCTATACCAACTGCTAGGTTGGCTTCATCTCCACCATCCTCTGGTCTATAGATACCACGATTGTAGAATGGGTTTAAATTATATTCCCAATTAATACCAGTTGAAGAAGCACCATCATATGATGTTCCAGTAGTATGTGTTGGTGGAATATTTACAGAAGTTGAAGAATTCTTGGCAACATAGATGTTAGTGTCATATGTAACTACATCACCAATCAAATATGCTTTGTTGGCGACCCAAGTTCCACGATTGTTATTTCTATGTTCACGAATATCAATCTTAAATGGTTTTGTAGTATAGTTACCAGACTCGTCATATGTACGACGAGCAAGAGTTTTCTCAATTTCAGCATAAGCTGTATTAGTTACCTGACGTTTTACTTGTCCTGCATTTACAGAAAGTAATTCAATAAAATCAACGTCATTGGTAGAATCTGTTGCTAATTTAGTTAAGATTAAATCAATATAGTAACGATGCGCACCTGGAGCAGCATAGTTATAGCTGTTTTGTGCATTATCAAGAAGTGACTCATAACCAGTATCTTCTGGTGTTACTTTCTGCTCATCAACTGTCAAACCAACTCTATATGTAGGTGTGTTAGTATATTTGTCAAGAACAACAGTTTGAGTATCACATAATACAAAGAAACCATTAACGTAGTAAACACCACGTTCAATAGTTGCAGCTGAACCAGTGCCAGTTGCACCAGAAGCCAAAGCAGTTACTGTGTACGCATTATCTGATGTTGTTAAAACTTCACCATCAGCAAATACCTTTGTGGTAGTATCATCTGCGCTGGAAGTATAACGAACAAATACTGTAGTTGGATCTGCTCCATCTGCATTTGAAATCGTTATAATTTTAGCAGTTATACCATTTGCGCCAACTAAAGTCTTGCCAGCTAAATTAGCAATAAAGGTTTCAGTTACATCACCAGCAGAGTTAAATACTTCTAATTTTACATAACTAAGTTTTGTATCTAGTGAGATCTGACCAGGGATAACCATAGCACCCTGTTTGAATACATGATCTCCATGACGCTTGATCTGATTCTGCAGGATAGACTGAAGCTGAGTTAATTCTCTAGCTTGAACAGCATAACTTGGACGAAATAAAATTCTGTGGAATTTATTATTTTCGTCAAAATCATCATTATATGGTTCGGTATTAAAGTCTAACATTGTGAACTATGTCCTGTAAGTAATCTCTATTATTTATTAGAACTTAATAACAGTTCTAAGGGTAACTGTCTCATCTGCAGTTGGGGTGAATGCTTGTTTATTATCAATGAATAACAAGTCACCTGAGTATTTATCTATTGTTGGTGGAGTGACTGTAGATGCAGTAAACAAATCTCCATTAGTATTTGAAAAATTAGTTCCAGAAACAATAGCAGCATTATCAAGCGATTGTACTAGTAATGCTGAACCAGTATTTGTAACAATCCTAAATCTCTTAGCTGCGTCATCAGTGATAGTAGAATCTACTGGGAACAGTGTTGTATTTGCAGTTCCACTAATAACCCAACATGCTGATGCAAGAACTGCAACTAATGGATTAGTATTCCCATATTGACGTGGCGATTTAATAATACCAAGTTGACGGTAATCGTTGTTAACATCGAATCCCTGATTTCTATCTTTAGATATATTGCTATAGAACATTAGCGTTTTAGCAAATAAATTATTAAGTGCTTCTTTTCCGTAACCACCGTATGGACCAATGATTGCTCTTGCTCTGGCACCAAAGCCAGAACCAGTAATAGTGACTGTTGCCCAACGATATCCAGAACCTTGATTAGTAATAGTTATTTTCTGAATTGAACCATTATTTAAAACAGCTGTAGCAGCTGCTCCAGTCCCGTCACCAGTTATAGTTATATTTACTGCGCCATATCCGTAACCACCAGAAATAATTGGGCAATTTGTAATTTTACCATCCACAGTAAGTAATTCAATATTTGCTTGTAGAGTATTTACATCACCTGGAGATAGATCAGCAGAGATAGATGCTCCAGAACCATCACCAGTTATATTTAAGTTGGCGTATGTATATCCAACACCTGGATCATCTACCTGAACACCAACTAATTCTCCAAACAAACCTTCAAAATATAGTGTAGTAGTACCATTTGAAATTGTACCAGATGTATGAGATGGTGCAATAGTTCCACTAGTACCACCTGCAGTAACTGTATATAATCTATTGCTGTACCAGAGTTTCAATCCTGCAGTATATACCGTACTTGCTTGCCATTGTTGCCCAGAAGTATCTGCAGCAAAAATTGGTATTAGACTAGCCTCAGTTTTTACACCAGTAAAGTTAGCTGCGGCACCAGTACCAGATAGTGATGAGAAAGTAATTGTTGGATATGCAGAATATCCAGCACCATATTTAATTGTTGAAACTGCAGTAGCCTGTGTTCCAGCATATGTTAATGTGGCAGTACCATTTGTTGCAGAACCACTAACATGTATCGGAGCAGAAGAACCAGTAGTACCAGTGCCAGTTACCGTGTACAATCTATTCGAATAATAAATTTGAGTACCAATATTTGTAAGTGCAGTTGTTGCAGTCCATATTGTACCGAAAGTAATAGTTGGTGCAGATGTATAGTCATATCCAGGATCTGATACGATAACTCGTAAGATTGAACCATTTTGTAGAACAGCAATCCCAGCTGCTCCTGTTCCATTACCACCAGAGAAATTTACAGTTGGTACATTTGTATATCCAGAACCACCACCAACAACTTGAATTTTATTTAACATTCCGTATAATGTTAAATCAGTAATTGTTTTAAATGTTCCAGTGCCAGTACCTAATCCAGTACCAGCAATAGCAGCAGTAAATACGCTACCAACAGTATAAGTTATTCCAGTTGTACCTGCAATAGTATTCCACTGAGTGCTAGTAGTAGTTCCCATACTAGCAATTGTATAGATTTTACCAATAGTGAATGAGCCAACACTAACTGTACTATTTGTAATAACTGGTTGACCAGTAGCAGTAGTACCAATATACTCAAGTGCCGCTGTTCCATTTGCAATAGTATTATGACGATGTATTGGTCCACTAGATCCAGTAACACCAGAAATTGCAACACGATATACATTATTTTGATATGTTAATTTCTGATTAACAATAGCTGTGCTACTTGCAGACCATGTAGAAACGCCATCGAATGGAGGAGAAATACTAATGGTTGCAGATGTATATCCAGAGCCACCAGAAGATAGTGCTTTTCCTGTTAAATAAATTTCTTCATCAGTAGCATAACCATCACCTTGAACAGTAATTGATCCAGAAGTATATCCAGAACCAGACTGATCAAGACGAATAGTTTTTAATGTGCCAGCAGAATAAAATTGAGAACGAAGCGCAGTAACAACTGGCATGTAAACATCAGTTAAGAATTTATTTCTTAATGCAATCGGAATGTTGTAAAGGAATTTCCACAGATAACCATCCATCGTTGATATTGAATCGTATGATGTTCCAGTAGGTTTTACTGTTGATGGACTACCATTGTTATTATCTAAACACTGATAAACATTATACTCATCAGTAACTACATAAAATACAGCATCTTCTAATTTTTGAGTCCCAGAAGGTGCAATTGTAACTGTAGCAGTTGCTACCGCAGCTGTTCCATTACCACCAATAATTACAACTGTTGGAGCAGATGTATAACCAGAACCACGATGTGTTAATGAAATATCAATTATCTGCCCATCAAGAACAGTTGCTTCTGCAGTTGCACCAGAACCATTTGCATCATTATGCGCAAAATACTGTAACATCAAAGTTCCAGTACCATTCAAAACAGTACCAGTAGTATGTGTTGGAGCAGTAGTCCCAGAAACACCAGTATTTGTTACAAGATAAGTTCTTTGAACAGTTGGTGATACTTGGATTTTAACCATAGTATTATATGTATATGATGTATTCGCTGCCCAAGTAACCGCACCCTGAGATCCAATATAAACTTTTGGTGCAGATCCATAACTATAACCACCATTGTATAAATTGATACCCTGCACTTCTGTAGAGTACTGATCATCATATTGATCATATGTAGTTCCACTAACCCAATTATGTCTTAATACTACGTAAGCAATATCAGTTGGCTTAATTTCTTTAGCCGTAATAATTTCATTACGAGTTTGTAATTCATATGCGAAACTATCAGTAGGTGTTGGTGGAGTTAGCTCATCTTCCCATGTAAGAGTTCTACCCAAGAAATAATAATATCTTGTATATCTAGATATAATCTCATTGTATAGACCATCTGCAATAGAATTATGCAGAGTGGTCTTCATTAAAGAAGATGATGTAGTAGCCATTTTTTACCCGAAATTAACTTACTGTAATAACCCAAGTGATTGCGATAGAATCACCAGCTGCTTTATTAACAACTGGGAAAGTTGTACGACATAGCATTGAGTTTGTTCCATCAGTACCACCAGCAGTAGTTGGATTAAAAATACCAGCTTCAGTGATTGCGCCAGTGCCAGTGCCAGCTGGGAAAGTTGCTGTTGCAGTAACAGTATTGGTAGAAGCAGTGAATGAGCTAGTAGCAACACGACCAGCTGATGTTCCCAATGCAGTATCACCAACTGCTGGAGTACCAGTACCAGTACCGATCGCCATAGTATTCATTACTGACTGCGCAGTTCCAGCCATACGAGAAGCAATATAAGTCTTACCAACTGTAACAACTAAATTGGGTACTTTCTTTGCTTCTTTTAAATTACCATCTCTGTCGAATACAGAAATAGTCAACTCACCTGTAATTCCTAAATTTTCTTGTAAATTCATAAATTTCTCCTTTTATTAATTATCCCGTGAAGGTGGACTCACCTGTTGTATAGTTTCCACTATCATTTGCAAAATATGAACTGCTAGCTGGATATGGAATGTCATATGAGTTTAACCAAATTCCACCGCCACTACCAGTTGCCGTAACTGAACTCGTATCTGCTGTTATCCCATCATTTAAATAATGGGTAGCCAATGATTTATTTAGGACAACATATGGAACAGTTCTTGTGCTGCCAGTACCAGTTTCAGAACTCATTGTCACTGAACTTGTGTCAGCAGTAACTCCATCGTTTAAATAATGTGTAGCAATAGCCTTAGATATATCAGCATAAGGTACTGTTCTTGTACTATTAGATCCTGTGGTATCGCTTAACGTAAATAAATCACTATCTAATGTTGTACCATCATACAAATAATGATTATATACAGTAGAGTTTAATGTCTTAGTATTGGTTAATACACTAATACCATTTCTAGTTAATGAACTGTACCCATAAGATATTGTTGCTTCTGATGGAGTAACAGAACTAGTATCTGCTGTAGTACCATCATTTAAAAAGTGAGTTGCCAAAGGTTTGGATATATTAGCATAAGGTACTGTTCTTGTACTATTTGTACCAGTCTCAGAACTCATTGTCACTGAACTAGTATCCGAAGTCACACCATCATATAACTTATGAGTAGAGATAGCCTTTGATGTAACTAGATAAGGTACTGTTCTAGTTCCATTAGCACCAGTCTCAGAACTTATAGTTACCGAATTAATGTCCGCTGTTACCCCATCATTTAAGTATTGAGTAGCAATTGCTTTGGAAACACCTTTAGTAGAAATAGCATCATCAGTTTGTAGCTCATCTTGTAAAGCAACTACCAAATACTTCAATGCGAATTCTAATGTAGTTCCAGTGTCAAATTCATTTCGAATATCAAACTCACCAAACAGTGCCATACCAGCTGGATGCAGTAGTGTTTTAACTGCGGAACGATATGTATCTAGACGCTCGTCAATCTTAAGAACGTAGGCAAATGCCTGATAGTAACGGCTATCTTGAATAAAAATAGCATCATCTAAGAAACCATCATTTGTTGTATAGTATCCTGGATATTTTGCCAGAGAATTTAGAGTAATTTTAATAACTGCAGGTTCATCTGCATCTAGAATTGTATATTTGTTATCAACGAAGAATTCACGAACAGTTTCACCAACATATGTACCATCCCAATATGCGGTTACGTTATAGTTTGTAGTATTGATAGTACCCTGTTCAAAGAAACCATTTGTAGTTTCTGAGAATGCAATTGATGTATTTGGAGATGCCCCACTAATAACTAAACCAGTGGCACCAGCACTTGTTGCAGAAACCCCACCATATGGTAATAGTGTTGCAGTAAAGTCTGTAGTATATCCAATTCCATACTTAACAAATTCAAGTGCTTGAATACCACCAACATCACTTACACGAGTAACCTTTAAAACAGAACCTGCGCCCTGTCCATTTTTAACTTCATATAAGTCACCAACTTTAAATTTCTTACCAGCACGCTGAACTTCAACCTTTGATGTTGTTGCTAAAATGGTTGCATCAAATACATTACTATAACGAAGTTTATCACCAATACTAATATTACCAAAGAATCTACGATCAATAAACAATTCATAAATGTGTTCAGAAATCTGTATAGCGTTATTTACTTCAATCTCAACGTATTGTCTTTTGTCAACCTGAATGCGAAGAATTTTTGTTGCAGTAACAACGTCAACAATTTTACCAACAACATCGTCTGGGTTTCCAGCATTTACGTATACAAATATGGAAACATCTTGATTCCACTTACCATCAGAAGCACGAAGAATTTGTTTAGATGGATAATCTACAACAACATCTTTATTGAATAAAATTTTAAAGAGAAGTTTAAATGATGCTTCAGAACCTTTTGCTAGGTACTGATCTTTCATCTTAGATAATAAGAATCTCTCATTAACAACAGTATATGGAATATTATGTGCAACTTCATTCTTGAAGTATTCAATGAATGAATCTAGAGTATTATCTAAATCTCTCAGTGTTGTAAATTGGGAATCATAATTCAGATCCAAAAACTCATAATATGCTTTTATGAATTCGATGAATGTTCCATAGTCTTCCCTTACAAACTCAGGAACCTGAGAAGGAAGTACTGATGAGATTTTTGGTCGGGTAATCATTAGTTTCTGCTAGAAG